CGTATGGCTAAGTATTATCCTGACGTGCCGATTGTTCTCATTGATCGCGACGCTTACTTGCCAGTGGCGAGGACAATGAAGGATGTTATTCCGAATTGGGAATAGGCGCGTGCTGCGCTACACGAGGCCAATGCTCACCGCAGACCCGGCGCGCGTGGTGAGCGAAGTCGCGCGGCTGGTGACGGGGATCAAGGTGGCGCGACGACCCGCACGGGTTCGTGGACATGGTACGCACGGCGGTAGAGGGGAGCGGGAGATAATGAGCGAGTTTCTGCTTGGCGTGCTGTGTACGCTGTGGCTGATTGTGACGATGATCATCCTGGTCGTCGTCTGGCAGTTGCCGGAGGTGCCCGATGCTGACTGAGGAGCGATTGGCCGAGTTGGAACGCGCGGCGGCGACTGGCCTGGATGAGAGGCGCGCCGGCCACCGCGACATGGTGCTGTCAGTGCGCGCCGACGAGCTGCTGGCGTTGTGCTGGGCAGCGCGTTGGGCGGCGCTTCTGGCGCGGCGTTGTCGGGCGTTGGAGAGCAAGCTGAACTCGACCGTAGGGCAGGCAAGACAGGGACATCCAGATGGCGAACTGATCATGGAGGTCCGCGCCCAGCGGACGGGTGTCCTGACTCCTGACAGCGGCAACCAGGATGCAGCCATTACTGTCTGTGATCGAATACCTGGCAAGCATAGACTGGAGCGACGACGAATGAACAAGACGCATGTGTGGGTGCTCATGTGCGGGATCGAGGATGCGAATTGTCCGCAGGCGCTGGGCGTGTTCGAGACTCGCGAGGAGTGCGAACGGGCGGCTATGAGACTGATCGGAGTGGCCCTGGACTGGGAGCCAGACGAAGACTACGAGGGTCACTGGATCGGGGTGCAGTCGCGCCATTCCATGCTGCACTGGGCGATGGAAGAGTGTGTGCTAGGCGAGACGAAGGAGTCGGACGAGTACCTGGCCGAACTGATCGTTCGCGACCAGAAGGCACGGCTATGGAGATCATGATGAGGGAGACCGACTCTAGGCTGACTGCAGAACGCCTCGCCGAGCTGGAACGCGCGGCGGAGAATGCGCTGGCGTCCTATCACGAGGATTGTTCATTGAGTGTGCGGGCGTCGGAGTTGGCGGAGCTGTGCCTGGCGGTGCGGCACGGCGATAGAATGTGGCAAACCCTGAATGATCACGAGATTCGCATCAGACGGTTGGAATATGTGAGCGAGCATGGTGCGTGGGTGCCGCCGTCGCGGGTGTCCGAGATGGACAGCGTGCCAACGGCGGACTTCATGGCGCTGGGGGATGGAGAGGAGACGGATGATGGGCAACAAACTTCCCGCTGACATTGGCGTGGCGGTGGCGGCGCTGCTCAGGTGGTCATTGGAGATATCGGGGGGCGAAAACAGTCTGAGCCTGGGCGTATTGTCGGAATACGGGGACTCGGACGAAGACAGTGAGCCAACAGGCTATCGGGGCTATGCCAGCCTGGGTTACGATTTCAACTGGGCACATGAGGCGCAATCCGGGATAGAGCCGACTATTGAAGAGGCGATCTATCAGGCGATGGTCGCGCTGGGCGAGATGGTGAAGGGATGACTCGTATTTACGACGCTGACATTGACCGGAGTATCATTCGGCGACAGGCTCGCGACCTGCTCGACCGGGCGCGCGCGATTAGTCATAGCTGGGAACAGTTCGCCAGGCCGTCGAATTCCTCGAATAGCGGGTCGGAATGGCTTCACTACCGCGAGTCTGCCAGGTTGCTAAAAGAGGTCATCGAGCTACTGGAACGCATTGCGGGGGAGAAGAGACAATGACCGAGATGACGACGGCTGACGCTCTGGAATGGCTGGCGTCCGTGTTGGACGCCGATGGCCGCGATCCGCTGCCCTGTGACCGGATGATGCTGACGCTGGTGCTGTCCGAGTTGTCCGACCTGCGCAGCGCGTTGACTGTGGCGACGCAGGGTAATGAGGCGGCAGCAGCAGTGCGCGCGGCGCAGGAGCGGCTTGAGGAATGTCAGCGGACGCTGGTGGCCCGGTCGCAGGAGATCGTGCGGCTGAAGCGGCTGGTCGAAGAGAAGAATCGCGCCATTGGTGAGTATCTGGCGGAGGGGGAGTGATGCGTCAGAGTGGCCGGGGCAGGGTGAAAAGGTGGGGCTGGAGTAGGCCGGGCGCTGACCTAAGGTAGGACCAGATGCAGGCAACTACAACACGCTGTTTGAAGGTGTACATCCGGGGTGGGGCGAGTGGGGCAGACCGTCAATTGATGGCCCGACTCATGGCTGACCGCGCGCATGGTATCTGCTATTCGGAGACCCTGCGCCGCGCCCTGCGTCACTACTACAACCTTGACCGTCCGGCCCCACCCGCTTCCGACAATGGCCAATCAGCCACCAGCGCGGTGCTGCTACTGGCGGCCCAGGTGCGCGACCTGACCGCAGAGGTCGCGCGTCTGAGGGCGGAGGTCACGGCCATGCGGAGAGACTTAGCCTATGCGCTGGAGGTGGTGCAGTGAAGCATCATTGCTGTCCAAACTGCGGCGCGGTGCTGGTGCTGGTGAATGGGCACCTGGCCCACCTGTCACCTGCCGCCCTGCGCATTATTGAGGCCGCGCCCGACCGCTTTAGGCGCGGCTCTTCTATGCCCGCCCATGCCCTCGGCGCGGCTATCGGCTACTCCGAGTCATCTACCCGCCGCGCTTTGCGCGAGCTTGCCGATGTGGGCGTGGTCTTCGCCATCGCCTATGGCAAGCGGACGATACGTCATCGCTATGCTGGTGTGCCCGCACAATTGCTTCCTCGCACTTCTCCCCACCATTCCGCCAATTAACGCCACTGCTTTCCCGTGAAAGTTGGCGTTCCCTTGACTTTTTCTGATGTAGACTGTAGATAGAGGCACTATAGAGTGCCATCCCAGCGCGGGGCGCATCCCTTACCGACGCGCACACCGTGCAAAGGCGGGCAGATGATACGGCTCGCCGCCGACGCGCACAGATACGTTTTCCGCCCGATGCGCTGGGAGATGACGTGAGGCAGGGCCGCGAGATTGCGGGCTCCGGGGCCGTGCGGGGATCATGCCCCCGCCGCGTCACTGTGGCCGACGAGCGGCGGCAAGGTGCAAGTCCAAAAAGAAATCGCGGCAGCCGCGGGCCACAATCTGCGCCGAAAACCTACCGTATCGGGGGCTGACTGATACAGAGGCACTCCAACCGCGAATGCGGGCAAGGTGCTGGATCGGGCTAGGCGCAACCCCTGTGACCTGCTTTGCACGACTGTTGTTTGCGGGAGCGGGGGGACGATCCGCCCTGACGTTCTGCGGGATGTCAGGAGAAGCAGGGAGTACCCCGCGCAAGCGGGGCGGGAATTCCGGGGCGCGGGATACAGGACGCGCACCATGCCAACAGCGCGTAACAAGACGTTGGCCTGTCCCCCACGTTCGCTTCGGCGGCGTGGCGCGGCGCTCCGCAGTGGTGCCCAGCACCCGTGAGCGCCAGCGGTACGAAAGCGGGGCGGGCGGCGAGCGGACTCGGACTTGGACGTTCTAGCAGCGTCAACCGCCGCCGAAAAGGGAGCCGAGTTCCCGCTCCGCCGAGCGTGTGCGTGGCCTACGCCGCGCTGCGAGCCGGGCGCATTCCCGGCCCTCTCCTCAGGCGTGGGGGCGGCTATAGCGATGCGCTTTGAAGGTGCCGCCCCCTGGGAGATTGCATGACGAAGCGGAAGGCATACAGCGATAAGTTCAAGGCGGGGGCGCTCATCATGCTTGAGAGCGAGGGCTACCCGCAGGATCGCTATGCTATGCAGAGAGTAGCTAGAAAGCTGAATGTGCCCAACCGGACGCTGCGTCATTGGGCACATACCAAAGATGGCGAGGAATTCGCCGAGCTTTGCCAAGAACAAAAAAAGAGCATCACGACCCTGATCGAAGACGAGATTCGGATGGCGTTTGAGGCGCTAGGCATGGCCCGCCCTGATGCGAGCTATCGTGATCTGACCACGAGCATCGCCATCTTCATTGACAAGATGCAGCTGCTATCGGGCAAGCCGACGGAACGCAGCCAGCAGCAGATTAACGTGTCAGGGCTAGAGCACCTGGCGGGCATGAGTGACGATGAACTCTGGACGGTTATCCGCCCCACAACTGGAGTTGAGGCGGCGCGCCATTGAACGCGCCCGCGGCTCATTAACATCATACAAGCTGCTGATCTGGCGGCGCTACCAGCACGCGCCGCATCTGGACGCGCTCGACCGCCTGCTCGCTCAGTGCAGCCAGCACGCGGCCACGGGCGGGGCGGAGGGCATCGGGCATCTCATCGTTGAGATGCCGCCCCGTCATGGTAAATGCGTTGTAGCAGGAACGCCCGTCACGCTGGCGACTGGTGAGCGCAAGCCAATAGAGCAAGTATGCCACTCCGATATGGTAATATCGCTCACTATCGGGCATAATTCTTCCCGTGCGCGAGTGATTGCCAACCATGAGAACGGAGCAAGGCCGGTGCTCAAGATTACGCTGTTGTCAGGGCGTTACATCGTCTGCACGGAGAATCATCCGCTGCTAACAGTGGCGGGATGGAGGCCTGCGGACGCGCTCAAGGTGGGTGACGCGATTGCGGCCCACCGCCGCATTACGGCAGAGGGCGAGCCGCTAGAGCCTGACCTGGCGGCGCTGCTGGGCTATATCGTGGGTGATGGCACCAACACGCCCTCGGCAAAGCAAATTCACTTTACCAGCGCCACGCCCGAAATCGTGACCCACCTCAGTGAGATACTGCGTCGGCGTGGGTGGGAGTTGAGGAAGGTTCCGAGCCAGTCCTACGACTATAGGCTGATGAATCCGGTGATTGTGGGGCGCAAGCGGGGCGACAGTCCCACCGGATATGTCCGGCGTTACATGGCCCCAGCACTGGCAGGCGACAAGCGCGTGCCGCCCGTGATCTTCACGGCATCTGATGCAGACGTAACCACGTTTCTGGGCGCGTACTTCAACTGTGACGGATCGGTGACCGGCTTTCGTGAAGGCATCGCGGAGTTCTATTCGGTCAGCGAAGGGTTGCTACGTGACACACAGTATTTGCTCGTGCGGTTGGGCATTTACAGTAGCCTCAGACCGAAGAAGGGGCGCTACAACGGTCAAGAGCACCTGAGCTGGCGGTTGATTATCAGCGGGGCAGACCTTGTGAGGTTCGCCGAACTTGTGCCCGTGATTGGCGAGAAGGGCGCGAAACTACAGCGCATCGCGGAGCGGTCGCGCAGTAAGGCGCACTATCCCGAATACGACGCCATCCCGAACGGTTGGCAGGAGCACCTTAACATTGGCAAGGGCACGCTTCGACTGAGGCACGGCATTCGCGTTGACAAGCATTATAAACGCGGAACGGCCCGCCAAGTCGTGCTCAAGATTGCCGAGATAGACGACAACGACGCGCTGCGGCGGTTGTGCAGCCCTGACGTGATCTGGGAGCGCATTACCAAGATAGAGCCGCTTGGTGATATGCCCACCTATGACATAGAGGTAGAGGGCACACACAACTATTCGGTAGACGGCATTGTGTCACACAACACGACCACCATCTCGCGCCTGTTCCCGACGTGGCACCTGGGCAACAACCCGGAGCACCGCGTGATCCTGGCGAGCTACGGCGCGTCGCTGGCGGAGAAGAACAGCCGCTACGCGCGCAACGTGCTCATGCTACCGCGCTACCAGGCCGTGTTTCCGGGCGTGGCGCTCGATATGGCGAGTCGGGCGGCGGATGCCTGGGACTTGGCAGCGCCGCATGAGGGCGGGCTGGACGCTATCGGGGTAGGGGGCGGCGTGACGGGCAAGGGCGGCCACATCATCATTGTAGACGACCCGGTCAAGTCGCGCGCCGAGGCGGAGTCGGAAACGTACCGCGAAAAGGTATGGGACTGGTTCACAGACGACTTGTACACGCGGCGCGAGCCAGGCGCGGCGGTGATCGTGGTCATGACGCGCTGGCACCAGGACGATCTCGCAGGGCGGCTACTGAACCGGCAGCCCGGCGTCTGGACGCGGTTGCGGATGCCGGCGCTGGCCGAACCCGACGACGACCTGGAGCGTATCGAGGGCGCGGCATTGTGGCCTGACCGCTACCCGCTGCGCGAGTTGACTAACATCCGCGCCACGCTTGGCGAATACAGTTGGTCGGCGCTGTACCAGCAGCGACCCGTGCCGGCAGAGGGCGGGCTGTTCAAACGGGCGGCGTTCCATCTGATTCCGCGAGCGCCGGAAGTCGCGCGGGCCGTACGCTACTGGGACTTGGCGATGAGCGACCGCACCAGCGCGGACTACACGGTCGGCGTGCTGCTGGGGCAGACAGAGGCTGGGCGGCTGGTCGTGCTGGACGTGGCGCGGGCGCAACTGGACTGGTCATCAGTGCCGAGCTTCATGGCAGAGACGGCGCTACGTGACGGGCCGGACGTGGCGCTGGGCTTCGAAGAGAAGGGCTACATGAGCCGGGCCGGGCAGGAGTTGGCGCAGGATAGCCGTCTGCACAACTTCAGCATCTGGGGCTTTCCGAAGGACAAAGACAAACTGACGAACGCGCTCCCATTCGCCGCGCGGGTGGGACAGGGGCTTGTGGATATCGTTGAGGGGCACTGGGCCTGGGAGTTCATAGACGAGCTATGCAGCTTCCCGGCGGGTGAACATGACGACCAGGTAGACGCGGCGAGCGGGGCGTATGGGATGCTGGGGACGATTGCGGGGAGTGCGAGCCTAACGTATGCAGACGAATACACGATTGGGGCCGGTGATTTCTAGGGCGCGACGGGCGCTGATTGAGCGCATCGAGAAGACGCTCGACCCGCAAGCGCCCGCCTACATGGTGCGTGGGCCGGAGCGCATGATCGACGACGGATGTGATTACGACCGGGGCTATGACCCCAGGCCGGAGATCGTGAAGGCAGAGGACGCCGCGATGAGACGGCGCGGAAGGGGTAACAATGACGCAGAGTAAAAGCAATTATGGCGGCAATACCCGCATGGCGGTGGAGTTTACAGCGTCCATTCCCAGCGGATCGCCCACCAGCACGACGTTTGAATACCCATTCGGCCTGTTCGCCCTGGGAACGATCACGCCGTCAGGCACTATCCCGGCGGCGGCGGGCACGCATATCAGCATTCATGCCCAGGACATCTGGGGTGTGTGGCGCTCCGGCCTGTCGTACGAGAGCGGCTATGCCAACTGGTGCATTCTTTTCCCAACGGGCGGGGTGATGCATGACATGCCTCCGGCGTGGTTTGGCGTGGCGGGCAGTGCGCGCTTGGTGCTAACCAATGGCAGCGGGAGCGGCGTACCGGCGACGGGCTCGCAGGTGTTTTCGCTGAGCATGAAGGCGTGACGATGAGAACGCGGCTGGCAGTCTGGCGCGCCCGGATACGGGCACAGTGGCGCAAATGGCGCACGCCGCTGACGGCAACAGGGGCGGCGATCCCCGCGCCGGAGTACGTCATTCATGACGGCGTGGATTACAGCCAGCCCGCGCTACTGCCGTTCTGGGTCAAGGCGCATGGGGCGAAGGCGGTGGGCACGTTCCTGGAATCCACGCAGCGCCAGACGATGCGCTTCCAGTTTGACTCGCCATACCGCAGCGCGGCGTATGACGGGCCGATCACCATGCCGGTCGAAGATCCATTGGAAGAGTGGTCATTTGAAACGCGCAAGACGGTGCTGACTAACTGCCACGCGGCCTACCAGCGCAACCCGCTCGCCAAGCAAGCCGTCCAGATCACGCGGCAGTTCGCCGTCGGGCGCGGGCACGTCGTGACCTGCCGTAATCAGGATGTGCAGGCGGTCATTGATGAGTTCCGGGCCAATCCTGAGAATGCCGTTGAGGAGATGGACAAGACGCTACTCCAGGACTTGCAGGTAGACGGCGAGATATTCATCCGCAAGGTGGCAGGCGAGAACGGCGGCGGTGTGATTGTGCCGCTCCCGCCCTGGCACATTGTGGAGATTGAAACTGATCCCGGCTTCTTCCGGCGCGTGCTGCGCTACCACTTGCAGTACACGACGGGCACGCAGAGCACGACCAGCGTGGGCGGGCAAATTGTAGACGAGTGGATCGACGCGGCGGAGGTGCTGCACGTTGCGGTCAACCGGCACAGCTACGAGTTGCGCGGGCGGCCCGATCTGTTCGTGGTGCTGCCCTGGCTGCGGGCATACAAAGAGTGGATGGAAAACCGGGCACGTCAGAACATGTGGCGCGGGGCGCTGCTCTGGGACGTGACGATCAGCGGGGCCACGCCCAACAACGTCGCCAGCGCCGTATCACGCTACACCAAGCCGCCGACGCCGGGCAGCATCATCGTGCACAGCGACCGCGAGGTGTGGCAACCGCTCAGTAACAGCGTGGGCGCGGCGGACGTGTCTGAGGACGGGCGGCAAATGAAGCTCATGACCGCCGTCGGCATGGGCTTACCGGAGTATATGCTCAGCGACGGACAGAACGCCAATCTCGCCAGTGCGACGGCTCAGCAGTTGCCCGCGCTGTGGAAGTTCACTGACGCGCAGCAGACGATGGCCGAGCAGGTATGGATGCCGATCTACAAGTGGGTCATTCAAATGGCGATTAATGCCGGACGGCTGCCCGACGAAGTGCCGGTACAGGACGCCGATGGGGACGCTATCCTGGGCGCGGACGATGCGCCGGAGATGATCGACACGCTGGACGCCGTGCATGTCAAGTTTCCTGACTTGCAAGAGGACGACCCGAAGACGCTGGCCGAGGCGCTGGCGATTGCGACGATGAGCGGATGGGTCAGTGACGAGGGCGCGGGCGACATCATCACGGCAACGTTGGGGCTGGACGCGGCGGTCGAGCGCAAGCGCATCGAGCGCGAGAAAGAGGCGGCGCGTAGTGAGGTAGCGCAGGGGCTGGCGCTGAGGCCGCGCGACATCGGCCTGCCGGACGAGGGCGAAGGCGAAGACACAGAAGGCGAGGAACGTGGGGAGAAGCCGACAGCCGCGGCCTCGACCGGATGATCCGGCGGCTATTGCGCGCAAACTGCGTTCCGACAGCGAGGCGCTGCGTGATGCCGAGTGGTGGGTGCGCCGGCGCATCTACGGGCTAGACGACCAGGAAGCGCGGGCGCTGCATGATCTGTATATGCAGGCATACCGCCAGATGGCGGGCACCTTATCAATGGCATACGGGAGTGACGGCAGCCCCGACGTGACTCGGCGGGCGCAACTGGTGCGCCAGTTGGAGGCCGAGATGGGCGCGCTGGCTCAGCAGGTGGGCATCAGCCTGGATGATGCGCTGGTGGCTGCCTACCAGCAGGGCTACGCGGGCCGGGCGTGGGCGCTCGACCAGGCGACGAACCCGGATGTGAGAGTGCGCTTCCATCCGGTGCTGCCTGCCCAGCAGATTCGGGCGGCGCTGCTGTCGCCTTACATGGGGACGCCCTGGCACGAGGAGATGGGCTACAACTTTGCCGAATACACGACGCGCATTAAGCGCAGCGTGACGACCAGCCTGATCCAGGGCGAGGGCATGGCCCAGGCGCAGCGGCGCTTGCGTGACGAGTTGGGCGTGGTCACGGACAGGCGTAAGGGTTTCCGGCGTAACTTCGCCCGCACGCTGCTGATTGCCCGCACGGAAATCCTGCGGGCGAGCAACCTGGGCGCGCTGGCAGTCTATGAGGAGAACGCTGACATCCTCAGCGGGGTAGAACTTGTAGCCACGAAGGACGAACGCACGTGTACCATCTGCGGCGCACTGGACGGAAAGCGTTGGAAGTTCGGCGATCCAAACCTGGTGACGCCGCCGAGCGACACTCATCCTGGCTGCATCCTGCCGGGCCAAACGGTAGATTTGCCGGGCAAGTTAGTGGGCGCAAGCAAGTCGTTCTATGTCGGACGCGCTGTTGAAATACTTCTCAGAAGCGGGCGCAGGATAGCCATCACCGCGAATCACCCGGTACTCACGCCGGGGGGATGGAAGCGCGCGGAGATGATCACAGAAGCGGACCACCTCATCAGCACAGGCGACGCTCAGCGGATAGTGCTTGGCGTCAATCCAGATGATGAGTATGGCCCAACCGTTATCGAGCAGGTATTTAATGCGCTCATGGTGTCGGCTCCCATGGGGGCCGCTAGAGTGAAACCCGCCTCCGAATATTTCTATGGCGATGGGCGGTTCGTGCATGGCGATATCAGCGTTGTACTTGCCGATGGCTTTCTGTTGAGTGAGGGTGAACCCGCGCTCACGCAACCAGCCAGCAAGCATGTTTTCGATGGGGGTGGCATGGCTGAGGGTACGTTCGCGTCCCCGCGCGGAGCGTTCCATGGCGGCAATGGTTTGGCGGCTTCCCCGCGCGGCTTTGTGGGCGCTGGACAACATGCGGTCACGTTGTTCGGGAGTAGCGGTGGCCCAGCGGGTGAGCATGGTATCGGAAATGGTGCGCGGGGCAATACCCGCTTCGAGCAGCCGTCGGCGCAGAACAGTTCGGGCAAGCCCATATTCGAAGGCAAGGGCCTGTTCGGTTTCGCCGGCGAGGTAGCGCTCGAGAATGGTATCGAGTTCGGGAATATCCATGCGGCGGTCACGCAGAGTGCCAACGGCCTCCCGGACGATGCGGCGCATAACTTTAGCATTGACTCCGGCCTCGCGCGCCAGTTTCGGGATCGATTCGCCAGCCTGATAACGGTTGATCCAGTAGACGGAGTTAGGCACTTCGATTTTGCGGGACATGTTTTTGACCTCCAGTGTGAGCCTTACCAATTGTACATCTGCAACGGGATTATTGTCAAAAACTGCCGATGTACCCTTGTGCCCGTTTTGATAGATGAGAAGTTGATGAATGAGGTTGCTGGGATACGAGAGACTTACAGCGAGTGGTCCGCTAAGCGCGGCATGATCACGGACGGCGGGCTAGACGAACAGCGGGGCGCTGCGCCGCCGAAGGCTAAGGAGAAGTAACGCCATGCCCTACACGACCGACACAGTACCGAAGCACGTTCCGCCCGCGCAGGCGAAGAAGTGGGTGGGCGCATGGAACGGCGCGTATGACCAGTGCCGGGCGAAGGGCGGCGAGCAGGAGAAATGCGAGACGTATGCATTCCGGGTGGCAAACGCCCTGCTCAAAGAGGGCGAAAGCGGGGGCACGATGGGGAAGGTGGACAGCAAGACGCTGGTCTTTGTGGAAACGCTCGACTTGGCCGAAGCGGTCATTGACAACGACGCGCAGACGGTACGCCAGCGCATCATCCGCCCAGGGCGCAGCGCCAACGGGCGTGTGTACGGCGCGGACGTGTTGCAGCGGGCGACGGCGCTCTTTGAGGGCGTCAAGACGTTTGCGGATCACCCGTCGGCGGGCGAGAGGCGCGACCGCCCGGAGCGCAGCGTACGCCAGATTACCGGCTGGCTGGATGGCGTTGAGTACCGCGAAGACGGTATCTATGCGGTGCGCCATTTCACGCGCAACCATGCCGGGCAGGACATGTGGGCGCTGGTGCGCGACATCGTGGAAGGGCGCGCGCCGGCCACGCTGCTCGGTGGCAGCATCAACGCCGTGGGGCGGGCCAGCAAGGGCGAAGACGGCGACTTGATTGTCGAAAGTATCGAGGCCGTGCATAGCGTGGATGACGTGACCACGCCGGCGGCGGGCGGCGGGTTCCTGCCGCTTGTGGCGGGCGCGGACGACCTGACGGCGCAGCTACTGAGCGCGCTGACTTACGATGAGTTTATCGCGGCAAGGCCGGAGTTTGTGGAACGGCTGAAGCGGGAGTATAAGGCCGTTCGGCAGACGGAAGCGGTGGCTACCGCGTTGAATGAGAGGGATCAGGCGCGCGTTGCCCTGGTCGAAGCCGAAGGACAGATGAAGGCACAGGCGGACAAGGTGACTGCACTAGAGGCCGAACTTGCCAAGCTGCGCGGCGAACTGGCGCGTAAGGGGCTAGAGGTCGAGCTAGAGCGGGCGTTTCGCAAAGTGGCGCTTCCCGTCCCTATCGAAAACGAATTGCGTGAGGAAATCGCGGCGAGCGACCCAGCCCGCTGGCTGGACATTGTGCAACGCGGGGCGCGCATGGTGGCGCTCGGCGGAGCGAAGTCCGGCCCGGCAGTGAAGGGCGCGCCCCGGCTGGTGCAGGAAGCGGCCACGGTTGCCCTGCCCACGACGCCGGGGCCGATCAACATTGACGAGGTACGCTCGGTAGACGATTTCCTGGACGCTATCCGCAAGCGCCAGCAAGGAGGTTAGCATGGCGGTAGCAGCTTCAGCTATCTTTGCCAGTACACCGGCGCAGGAGGGCATGTATCTGCCCCTTCCTGCATCGGGTACGGCACATGAGATCAATCCGGGCGATTATGTCTCGTGGTCGGGCAACTATATCATTGCCACGCACACGGGCGTTGCGTCCTGGAAGGCGTCGGGTGTGGGCATCGCCTGCACGCGCAATCCTGCAAGGGACTGGGCGGGCCGGCTTGTCATCAACTCGGCGGTTATCGTGGCGACGCGCGGCACGTTCGCTGTGTCGGCGGCGTTCTCTGGCAAGCCGCTTTTTGGCGTGCTGGCCGGGCCGGTCATGACTGGCTCTGGCGTTATGGCCGCGTCAGGCGTGACGGGCCTCGGCTCGACCTGGAATACGGCTGTACCAGTCTCGGTTTCGGGCGGTACGGCGGCAGCGCCGGTTCCTGCTGTGGCGACGGTGTTTGAGTTCTCGGACACTGGCCCAGGCGGTACGGGTCAACTCGGCATCTGGCTCTGGCCGCGTAATGCGGACTACTACTAGGGGGTGCTGAGATGACACTTGACCGCGCACTCGTAACCAAGATTCTCGAAGGGGGCCGCGTTGAGGAACGCGCGCTCACATCCATGCCGCTGACCATCACCGAGGACATGATCCCGTTCCCGCGTGACCGTCGTGGGCGGCGTACTGTTGACCCTGACAAGGTCGAACTGTCCGAGGCCGTAGCACTTGGCCCGGCACACACGGCGAACTTCCCCGACCTGCTGCGGCAGGGGCTGAACTTCATCTCGATGCAGTCCTATGCGATGGAGCCGGTCGTCTACCCGCAGTTGGTGGGGCCGGAAGTCTCGTCCAGCAAGCATCAGGAGGAGTACCTGCTCGACGCCGCGATGGGCACTGCGCCCGTTGTGGATGAGGGCCAGGACTATCCTGAGGCGGCGCTGGCTTTGGAAGCCGGGAAGATCGTCAAGAACTATAAGCGCGGGTACATTGTGCCCGTGACCGAGGAAATGCGCCGCTTTGACCAGCTTGGCAAGGTGGAGCAGATCGCCGAGGCCGCTGGCCGTTCGCTGCGCGTGACTGAAGAAGACGTGGTACTCGATGCGTTTACTACGGCGGGCAACTATACGCACAGCAACACGGCGACTACCACGTTCTCGGCTGGTGGGCTGATCACGGCCTACAACGCCCTGGTGACGCAGCGCGACCGCACGGGCAACTTCCTGGGCGTGCGCCCGGATACGCTCGTCTGCGGGCCGCTGGTTTACTTCGCGGCGTTGCAGTTGCTGCGCTCGCAGCAGGTGATGCGCGCCCACTCGGACGCCGACTCGGCGGTCATCACGGTGGAGCGGTACGGCACCGGCGTGACCAACCCGTTCTATGGGCTGGTGGATACGATCATCATGACGCCCCGCTTTGGCAGCAGCTATCAGTGGCTGTTGGGCCAGCGCGGGCGCGGTGTGAAGTTCCAGCGCGTCGATCCGGCCCGCGTCCTGCCGCCTGAGTACTTCCCCGTCAATGACGTGTGGCGGTACTATGCGCGGACGTGGTTTGGTTTCGGCATCGTGGATGATCGGTTCTGGTACTACTCGTCCAGCACGACCGCGCCGACGGTTGACTAGCATGGAGCAGGGGGGTGGGGCGACCTGCCCCCCACACTAAGAAAGGACAGATGATGAACGAACAGACACAGAAGGCGCTTGACTGGATGCGTGAGGTCGTCGGGCAGGCATTCACTGAGGCGCAGAACGGGGACACAACGCTGCTGAATAAGCTGGGCTTCTATCCCAGCACGCAGTACTACATCAATAACGTGCATGGGCGTAGCGAGGCCACGTTTACGCAGTGGGCAAACTGGCATCCGCAGCACTTGCGCGAGGTTGTGGCGCTGTATGAGGTCTACCAGCGCGAGCAGGAAGTCGCGGCGGCAACGGAGCGCGTGGGCACTCTGGAAGCCAAGCTGAATGACCTGACCGAGCAGTTGAAGGCGTTGCTCGAGGCACAGACGCCCGCAGAAAAGCCCGCACCCAAGAAGCGGGGCCGTCCACGCAAGGTTGCCGAGGCTGAGGCGGTCGCTGAGGAAGAACCGGACGAAGATGACGCCGAACAGGGGCAAGAAGAGCCGGAGGCTTCCGCTGACCAGGCGGAGGAGCCAGAAGCGGAGAGCTAAGCGATGGCCCTGACGACCGCTGAGCAGGTGCGCTTGCGTATCCAGGATAAGCCCACCATCTTCGACTCGACGCTGGCCGGGGACGGGTCTGCGACCATCTACGGGCTGGGCGTGACGAACGTGGTCAGCGGCACGGCGTTCGTGCCGGGCGTGGGCGGCTGGACGGCGACGGGCGCGACGATAGATGCGACCGGTTTCGTGGCGTTCAGCGGGGCCATCTCTGCTAACAGCGCGTTCCGCGTGCGCGGCGTGCACACGGTCTTCAGCAACGATGAGATCGGCCACTTCACCGCAGTGGGCGGGACGGTGGCTGGCGCGGCGCTGGAAGCGGTCAAGGCGTTGATGTTCGACAGTCTGAAGCGGGCGAAGTGGGCCGCGCCGGATGGGACGGAGTATGACGACACTGCCGCGCAACAGCAGTTGCAGAAGCTGTACGAGCAACTGGACGAAGAGGTTAATGAGGGCGCGGTAGATGCTGGCGCGTATGCGTCCTGGGCGCTAGGACAGGAGGGCTGGTGAGCTACCGGGGGCCAAACAGCAGCCGCATTAGCGGCCAGTTCGTCGGCGTGCAGTCCTACGCGGGCGCGACGGCCATCTGGCGGCACTACCTGAGCACCACGACGGGCACAGGAAGCGCGTACTGGGCGGGGGGCGGCGAAACGCGCACCTATGCCGAGCGCGTCATCACGGCGCTATGGGCCGCCCCGCAGGGCAATGAGAGCCGCTTCCGCGAGGTGCAACTGCCCGCCGGTCAGATGATGGCCGGGGACGCCGTGGTGAGCACGCTGGTTGCGCTGGGGCCGCTCGATGAGCTTATCTGGAATGGGGTGGCTTACCGCGTGGAAGGCGACAGCACGCCCACTCACATGGACGGGCAGGTCTGGTACCGAACAGTTCTGCGCCGGGGCGACACAACCGGCTAAGGCGCACAAGCGCCAGAAAGCGCGAGAGGAGTAGTGACGAAGGTTCTCATCTTTGGCGACTTTATCCCGACTGGCTTTGGGCGCATCTGTCGGGCCGTCGCGCTGCACCTGGGACGGCAGGGGCACGAGATTATGGGTGCGTGCATCCAGTATGACGGGCTGCTGCCCCTGGGCTTGCCCTTCCATGTGGCGGCGCTGAACGGGCGGGATCACTGGGCAGCGCTGACGGGTATCTGGACGGCCTATCAGCCGGACGTGGTGCTGAGTGTGCAGGACTTCCCGTATCACATTATGGCCCGCCACGCGACGGGCATTGACTGGAGCACGACGGCGCAGATAGTCATCACGCCAGTGGATGGAGTGCCAATCTATCGAGATTGGTTGGATGCCGCCAAGCAATTCGATGCACTCTTAACAATCAGCGAGTTCGGCGTCGAGGCGTTTCGCAAGGCGGGCGTCACGGCGGGGCTGTGTCCGCCGGGCGTGGACGTGGGTGAGTTCCATCGCCTGGATGATGCGACGCGGGCCGCGCTGCGCGGGAAGCTGGGCATTCCACCTGATGCTTTCGTAGTGGGCGTGATGGCCATGAACCAGGGCCGCAAGGCGTTTCCGAGCATGGTACAGGGCTTCGCTGAGGCGTTCCCTGACGTGCCCACCGCCTACCTGTTCCTGGACTGCGAGCGCACGAGTCCGGCGGGTTGGGACATCCCAAAGCAGCTGGTCGCCGAGTGCGGGCTTGACCCGGCACGTGTGCGTTACCGCGAGGATGCACTACGGGCGGGCGTGCAGAGTTTGAACGAACGCTACAACCTGTTGGACGTGCACATGGTCATCGCTCATCGTGAGGGGTTTGGCCTGCCGCATGTCGAGGCGATGGCAACGGGGATCCCAACGGTTGCGCTCGACTACTGTAGTGGGCGCGAGATCATCGGCGACCAGGAGCGCGGGCTACTGGTGCGCGCCAGGCCAGACGAGCTAGGCACCTGGGGCGGCGCGCGTGACTACAGCCCCGACATGGCGCACTTGGTTGAAGGGCTACGGGCGCTGTATGATCAGCCTGCCGAGCGGTTGGCAAAAGGCGCGAGGGCGCTGGAGTGGGCGAAGGGGCGCACCTGGGAAAAGGCGGCAAGTGCCGTAGCGGATATACTGGGTGCGGTCGTGACCCGGCGGGCCGCTGACCTGGAGCGCAAGCGCCAGAAACCCGCGCCTACGCCGACAGCGCAGCCGAGCATTCCGGCGGGCGTGGCCGGGCAATCCATCCATCTACATGCGCCGGTCTATGTGATGGCGAACGACCCGGCGGGCGTGGCAGCAGGCATTGGCAAGGCCGTCGGGCAGCAGGTCGAGTTGCTGGAGGGGAAGCGTGAGCACGCCGAGGCTTAGCGTCATCATCCCGGCCTATAACCATCTGGAGAAGGTCACGCGCTGCCTGCGGTTGGTGCGCGAGACGACCGACCCGGAGCTAACTGAGGTGTTGGTGCAGGATGATAGCAGCACCGAGTACAACGGGCCGCTGTCGCTGGGGCCGTGCTGCGAGCGGACAAACTACAATCTCGGCTTTGCGGGCAACTGCAACCAGGCGGCGAAGCGGGCAAAGGGCGAGGTGCTATTCTTCCTTAACCAGGACTGCTACCCGACTGCGGCGGGCTGGGATGCGACCCTTCTGGCGCTCTTTGACAGTCATGGCAAGGTAGGCGTTGTCGGGCCTACGCTGTTGTTTCCTGACGGCAAAGTCCAGTCAGTGGGCGGGCTATTTGACGGCGCTGGGCAGCCGTTCCACGAGGCGCTGGGCTATGGCAATCCCGATTGGGAGCCGATCAGCAAGGCGCGCAAGGTGTCTTGGGTTACGGGTGCGGCGCTGGCCGTCCGGCGCGGGCTGTGGAACATGCTGGGCGGGTTCGATACGGCCTACGGGCGCGGGTACTTTGAAGATGTGTCATTGTGTGTGCGCGCTCAACTAGAGGGCTATGAGGTCTGGCATGAGCCGCGCGTCAGGCTGGTGCACGAGGTGGGCAGCACCGGCGGCAGTCCATCGTTTGCTGTGAATGCGCGGCTATTCAAGCGGCAATTCGTGGATACGAAAATTGTGGAGCCTGACGTGCCGGCAATCAAAGTGAGGTTCTGGGCATGAAACTGCTGATACTTGCCATTCACTGGCCTGTGGCCTCCGGGCGCTATGTGCTGGACGCGCTGCGGCGCATGGGGCATGATGCGCGGTCTGCCGGGCCAGTGCCGGAGCCGCCCAACGCCATCTGGGGCGGTCAGGTTGATCCACGCCACATCTGGACGCCCTCAGAGATTGACGAGGGCTGGACGCCGGACGCCGTGCTGATCATGGACTCGAACATGGGGGCCGAGCGCAGCGGCGATATGCCCTGGGTCGTGTATGGCGTGGATAACCATGTACACGATTACGGGCAGTTTGATGTGGATCACCTATTCCTGGCGCACGGGCACGGGGCGCGCATCGGTGAGGCTAACGTGACGTGGCTGCCCTGCGGCTATGACCAGGTGGCCTTCAAGCCCGGCCCGGCCTGGAGCAAGCGTCACTACGACGCGGCGATGCTGGCGGTCATGTACGGGCCGCGCGCCGAATTGCTGTATGCGCTGCGCGACATTCCGGCGCTGCGCATGGCCTACGGCACGGGCGCGGTGTATGAGCAGTACGCGGCGGTCTACCAGAACAGCAAGATCAGCCTCGTGCGCAGCGCGGCGGGTGACGTGGCCCAGCGCGTTTGGGAGACGGCGGCGATGGGCTGCCTGGTCGTCATGGATGAGTGCCCCGACTGCGAGGCGCTAGGGCTGGTCAATGGGCAGAACTGCCTGCTCTATCATGACACGGCGGGCGCGGTCGAGCAGGTGCGCTGGGCGCTGGAGCACCCGACGGATGCCGAGCGTATCGCAAGGGCCGGGCAGAAATGGGCGAAGCTCGGCACATGGGACGCACGAGCACAGGTGATTGTGGACTGGCTGCAAGCGCAGCAGAAAGCGGCGGAGACAAGTGACGACCAAGCGCGGGATTAACGCGATTGTTGAACTGTGTCTCAAGATGACGGCGGTGAAAGATGCGCATCCAGGTTGACGCCAGGCAGTTGCATGAGGAACGCCGCTACACCGAGCAGCAGGCTAAAAAGATCGTTGTGTCCTGCAAGCGGCGGCTGCGCGAGACATCGCTGGCGACGGAGCGCAGCATTAAGCAGCACGGCGAGATGTTCTCAATGCCGCGCGACACGGGGCGGGCCGCCGCCTCGTGGGGGCACTGGGCACCGGGACTGCTGAGGGCGGATGCGAAGGGGGCCAGCCCTGGCGACGCCGTATGGGAAGAGAAGGACAACGGTCTGACCATTGTGCAGGGGTCGAATGTGCCCTACATCGAGGACCTGAACGCGGGGCATAGCGAGCAGCAATCAGCGGGCTTCCTTGACCGCGCTGAGGAACACGCTATGCGGCTGCTCGATAAGTACATCAATGAAATCATGGGGGAGTTCTAGCGGTGACGTTCTCGCACACGACCGGGCAATACAACGTTCTGGGCACGCTTTACGCCTGGCTACAGGGTGCGCTGACTGGCAACAAGCCGCCCCTGCTGAGTAGCGTTACGCTGGTTGTGGAGAACCCGCAAGACCCGATGGGCAACGCGACGCTGCCCTGCTACTCGGTGCACTATCTGGGCGCGGATACCGGGCCGTCTCCGTACCAGGGCGGGCGCGTGGACGATGGATCAGGCGAGCAGAAGTTCGGCATTGTGGAAGTAAACGCTTGGGCCACGCGGCGCGACGCCAACTGGCGGGCGCAACTGGCGCAGATGCAGGATGCGCTGACGAAGGCGGTGATCAGTCTGCGCAGCACGGGCAGCGCGCTAATCATAAAAGACTTTTACACCAATGCGGCGGCTCCAGGCAATGTCAGCTACCGCATCGTTATTGACAGGGTAGAGGCGCGGACGCCGCCCTATGACCCAAACCCGGACATCGAGCGGCGGCGGATGTTACTTTACTTCAGTTGGATAGAGCGAGCATAGGCGACAAGGAGTCAGATCATGCCAGAAGTCAGGAATCGTTACGAGGGTGCGCTGCGCTGGGTACAGGCCAGTGGCAGCGGGTCGGGATGGGTCACGGCGAGTGGTGCGCCGACGGCGCTGATGGGCTTCGTCCGCAACTTCACCTGGACGAGCGCCAATACCATCGCTACCATCTCAGACCGGGGTATTCCGAACCATCACAAGCTGGTTAGCAAAGAGGCCATCAACGGCTCGTTTGACGTGGCCTGGGCTGCTACGGCCCAGTTTCCCAACCCGTCGGCGGAGGCGGGGGCATCGGTGCCGATGGTGCATCTGGAACTGAAGATGACCGCGCCAGAAGCGGGGGCTGCTTTCTTCTACCAGTTCCATGGGGCTGCCCTCACGCAGCGTCAGTTCACCGAGGGCGATCAGGAGAACGCCCTGAGCTTTCAGTTTGTGGCGCTGGCGATGAACGGCCCGACGGCGAGCGGGTACATCGGCTAAATGGCCGAGACCTTCGCCTGGCCCGAAGGTACGATGTACCTCTGGACGGGCAGCGCGACGGCCTCGGCTGTTGTCGCCTATGCCGAGAGCGTCTTCGGCACGCTGGCCTATGGTGTGGACAACTTCCGCACTTTGGATGGTGCCTACCACAATCTGTGGACAGGCCAGCGTGCCGACGTATACATTGGCGCGATGTATACGACAGACCTGCTCGCCCTGCGCAAGTTCGCTGATGCACAAACGGGCGTGTTTCTGCACCTGAAGCACAGCGGATACCAGGGAAGTGCCGGGTATTTTCTGTACAGCGGGGCGATTAACTCGGTGGGGCTGGCGGGGCGTGAAGGGGATGTCTATCGGCTTACGTTCTCCTATCAGGCGAACGCATGGAGCGCGTACTAGGCGCGCTAGAAAGGCTCAGCATGGCGAAGGAAACGCGCAAGGCGACGCTGGACGACCTGCGTTCTGACGGCGCATTGCATGAGTATGAGGTGACGACACCATCCGGTGAGCGACTGCTGTTTGAGATGCGCGCGCTGACGCCCGATGAGGCGTTGGATGCACTGCGCATTGTGGGCGAGCCGCCGGAAGCGCCGTACACAGACGAGTTCTTTACCGACCCGGATGGCAAGGTCACGCGCAAGCGCGATTTCCGCGACCCCGGCTATCTGCACGCACTACAACGCTACCGGATGCGTCAGATGCACGCGCAGATTCTGGCGTGCTGGGCGATAGATGTGCCGGGCGAGACGACGGACGAAAAGCTGGCGTACATCGCCGGGCTGGACAACTGGGCAGTGTCGGCACTGTGGAAGATCACCAACCAGCTTATCGAGACGGCGGAGGAAGACATCCGTCATCGGCCCTTTCGACGGGCTTAGGTGGCTAGTCTACCGCATCTGCGACCGCATGAAGTGGAGCCTGAGCGAGTTCAAGGCGCTGCCGCCCGATGAGCGCATGGACTGGCTGGCCTATGAGTACCAGCGGCAGAAGAGTATAGGCGACTTGATAAACCGGGCTTATGAGCAGGGCGAAAGCGATAAAGTAGATGCGACGGTTGTAACCGCCTACGCGCTGCTGGCGCTGCTGCGCTACGGGTAGGGCTGAATGGACAGACGACGCACCATCACGCTTAGCGTGAAAGATGACTTCAGTAAACAACTGAGGGAATATGCGCGCGGCATGGATAGCGCGAATCAGGCCACCGAGCAGCTGGGCAGTCGTGGCTCTCGCAGCGTGCTCGACATGGCGCAGAACCTATTTTATCTCGGCAACAGCGCCAAGATAGTCTATGGCACTTTTCAGCAGGTGCTCGGCACTGCCCAAGAGTGGGCGCGCATGGGTGCGCAGACCGAACGCTCCGCCTATGCCCTACGCGTCTATGCGGGCAGCGCCGAGGAAGCTGAACGCTGGACTGTAGCTATTCAGACGGCCATGCGCGGCACAGTTACCGAAGGCGAAGCGGCTGCGCAAGCCTATATGCTCATGAAGTTCGGCTTGGCTGACAGCGCAGAGGCGGCGGGCGAGTTTGCCAGAATGCTGTCAGTTGTGGCGGCGGCGAACCCGCAGCTGGGCGGCACCGAGAATGCGCTGAGCCAGATTCAATTGACGCTCGCCAATGCGTCATTCATGCGCCTTGACCAGCTGGGCCTCAGCGTGGATCAGGTCAAGCGGCGCATGGAAGAGTTGCAAAGTGCCATGCCTGGGCTGTCGCGCGAGGCCGCGTTCCAGGAAGCCGTCATTGAAGGGCTAAAGGAACAGGCAGACAAGCTCGGCGAGGGCATGGCAAACGTTACGCTGAAGCAAGACCAGCTAAATGCCCGGTCGCGCGAGTTCAAAGAGCGGTTTGGCAAAACCGTGAATGAGGCACTGGAGACAGGGGCGGGCGCGGCGCTCGACCTATACGATGCGCTGGTACTGCTGACTAGTGAACCGTGGACGGTGGTGGTCAATATAGCTCAGGACATACTTGACGAGTTAACACTCTCCAAATTAACACTCCCCAAAGTTGTTGAGGATAGTGGTAACCAGTTCATGACACAGCCCGGATTGCGCGGGTGGGCGGTAGACTTTCCGGCACGTGGCGGACCTTTCCTGCACATGACGCCTGAAGATATTCATTACTACTACATGCGCGTTGTCACTCGCCAAGCCGAAATGGAACGACAGAGATATATAGAACTGCACACTCCCATTCCGTATTCCTTTCCAGACATTAATCCCTATACCGTGACTGGCGCTATCAACAAAATCGGCGCTGTGGGTTATTACCGCCAGCAGCGCCAGCTTGAAGCGGAGCAGGCCGAGGAATTGCGCCGCTTTCAAATGGATCGGGCAAGCCGCGAATGGATGACCTATAGCGCGCTGCCCTTCGGCGAGCGCTTGGGTATGCAAATGGAAAACATCAGGGGCTGGCGTCGTCCTACCGCCGAGTCCGGCGGTATATGGGGCCAGGCGATGGGCCTTGCGGAGGAGCGCGCAGAAAAGACCGCGCGCAGCCTGGAGCGCATGACTGAGGCGGCCAGCAAACTTAAGGTAGAAGCACAGAAGGCGGCGACGTCGTTAGAGGAACTCATGGGCATTGCGCCGACCGTCTTTGATGCATCCGTCTATCAGGCGGGGGTAGAGGCGCTGCGCGATTACGGGGTAGACAGCGAAAAGGCAGAGGAGGCGACCCGCTATCTTGCCATCATGACGGGCGAGGTCAATGCCGAGAGTGAGATATTCCGTTTGCGGATGCAAGGGGCAGCGGAGCAACTTGAGCGGGGCACACTAAGCGCGGAGGGTTATGCCATTCAGGTGGGCTTATTGGCACAGGAGATACAGCGAGGCGATTGGGACTGGGTAGGCCGCTTGCTTGGCACTCCAACTGATGAAGAGGGGCTGCGCCGCTATGTGGAGTTGATTGAACGACTGGCGAGCGGCGAAATCAAATATGATGATGTCGTTCAGGTCACCGGAGCCATTCGGGAAGGGATGGAGAAGATTAAGATTTTTGCCTTTGGCCGGGAGGAGACGAAAGGCGGCGCACAGCCCGAGGCCGGAGAGCCGCTGCAATTCATGGTAGATGCGTTTGATGAACTGGAAACGAAATCAGGAATTTCTACCGACAAGATGGCTGAGGACATGACCAACTTCATTGACCTGTCCGGGCCGAAATGGGTGGGTTGGAAGCAAGCCATCGTCAAAGAGATTGATGACGTTACGCTGCGAATGCGCAGCCTGACGGACAAGACCTGGACTGTGACCATCACGTCATCGTTCACAGAAGGCAGCGCGGGCACGACGACAAGCAGCGGGCGGACATTGGGCGGGCGCGCTATCCCGGAGTTTCAGCGCGGCGGCTACACCGGCGACGGGCCACCCGGACAGATTGCGGGCGTGGTACACCGGGGTGAGTATGTGCTGTCACAGGATATGCTGCGCAAGATGCGCCAGGGGCAGCGCGCGCCGGACTTCCCGCGCATGGGGCCGATGATAGGCGGCGGGGGTGGGGGCGTGACTATCACCGGGCCAATCCATGTACACGGCGTTCAGAATGCCGCGCAACTGCTGGGCGAACTGAAGCGCGAGGCGGCGCGTAAGAACACGCGTCTTGTGGAGGCAATGTCGTGACCGCAATCATCCTAGATGGCACGGACATCACCGCCTACGTGCGCAGTTGCGAAATCGTCACGGGGTTCAGCGACCCGTTGCAACACGTCGCCGATGTGGGCACCTGCTATCTGGTGGTCAACAATGAGGATAGGCGCTTCTCGCCGAGCAATACCAGTAGCCCCATCTATTCATCGCTGCTACCCTATCGCTCGGTCGTGGTCACTGAGGGCGCGATCACGCTGTTTACGGGCGTTGTGCAGAGCATCCGCCCGGAGCCGGGACAGTACGGGAACCGGCAATGCACCATCGAATGCGTTGACCTGCTAGGCGTGCTGCAAAATCACCTGATCAGCCTGCCGCTCCAAGAGGGCCAAAGTCCCGGCTATCTACTGCGCCTGATTACCAGTGCAGCGCTGCGCGGGGCGCGGGCAACAGGTAGCATCACGTTTACAGGCACGCCCAGCAACAATGACACGGTGACGATTGGGGGCGTGACGTATACCTTCAAGACGACGCTCACCCCGGCGGCCAATGAAGTGCTGATTGGTGGCAACAAGGCGGCGGCTGCAACCAATCTAGAGGCGGCCATCCATGCAGCGGGCGAAGATCAGGTAACGGGCGCATATGGCACGGGCACTGAGAAGCATCCACAGGTTACGGCGGTCTATGAGGCGCTAGACGATGCGCCGGGCGGCACCACACATATCGAACCAGTCGCCCATATCAATGACGACTACATTGGAAACAAGGGATATGGCGAACGGCGTATCGGACAGAGCTTCAGAGTTGCCGCCGGTGTGTTAGATGAGATTAAGGTTTATATTGGCACTGACAACGCAGGAACACCGGGAAGCGTGACCTGGGAAGTGTGCCAGGATACCAGCGGACAGCCTGGAGCCGTTTTGCAGTCTGGCGCATTCGATCCGCTGGCGAATCAGTGGAATACCATTACTGTTTCTGGCGGAATTAGTATACAGGCCACCACTACATACTGGCTCGTTTTGCGGCTCACGACGCCGCCGTCGGGGGTCGCTCATTGGTCGTGGCGCTGGGGCAATAGCAATTATACTGATGGCATCAGTGCGCTCCGTCATCCACCTGGTGCCTGGATACTTACCCCTTCATATGACCAATTCACCGAAATCACTACCGATAGTGTGGCCGACGCAACCATTGCCCTTACCGCCGTCGCGCGCGGGGCGTGGGGCAACAGCATCGCGCTAGCCAAGAGCGGGGCGAACATTGCGGTCAGCGGCGCAACGATGAGTGGCGGAGCGGACGAACCGGCGGGGCTAATTGACTTCGATACAGGGCAGCGCACCATTGACATTGCCGGGGATACCTGGCGTGATGACACAACTAACGCGCTTACAGCCATCACCGAGGTTGCCGAGTCTGAGTGGGGCTACTTCTGGTGCGCGCGCGATGGGACGCTGACCTTCCGTGACAATCTGTATCCGTTTAATTTGGCAAACCGGGCCGCCGACCTGGAGTTGAATGAAGAACACAACTACCAGGATACCGTCATGTCGGCAGAGGACATCATCAATCGTGCGGTCGTGTCCTATGTACCGCGTGGTAGCACAACCAGCGGCGTGATTGCCCGCGCGCAGCAAATCTTGGCGGTGCCGGGGCGCGGCACGGTGGGCAGCACCAGTTCCAACTATCAGCGCTGGAACCCGTCCGACGATGTGACTCAGGCGTTCGGCTCGCGCACCTACACCATCCCCTATGTGGATGTGAGCACGGGGCAGATTGTCGGCGCGCGCAGTCTCGTGCTGCCCCTGGTGCCCGGCACGGATTACAGCGTCTATGATACGCAGAATAAGTCGGGCTACAACTACACCAACAGCAAGCGCGTCAAGTTCAGTTTGGCGGTCACGGGTGGCGGCATCGAAGTGCACATGACTAACACGGCGACGGGCACGCTGTATGTGCACGACCTGCAAGTGCGCGGCGTGGGGGTGATTGCCTACGACCCGCTAAACCTGGTCATTGACGACGCGGTGAGCCAGGAAGACTATGGGCGGCGCGTGCACGACGTGAGCATCCCGCTCCAGATAGACGGCGGAGACGCATTCGCTGAGCAGGTGGGGCGGCTCTTGCTGGCGCGCTGGTCTACACCGCTGGCGCGCGTGCCCGCCGTCTATTTTGAGGGCGTGGAAACGGTTGGCGCGGTGAACCTGTACACGATAGAGGTCGGCAGTGTGGTAGAAGTTACGGAAACACAAACGGCGCTGAGCGCTGAGCGCCACCGCGTGCTGGGCATGGCCTACAGCCTGCACGAGAAAGCCGCGCCACGCATTACATTTCTGCTGGCCCCGCTGACCAGCAATACCTATCTGACGTTGGACGATCCGGTATTGGGCCGGCTTGACCAGAACCGCCTGGCCCTGTAGGAGACGAGACAATGGCTTACACAATCCCGAAAACGTGGGCAGTTGATGGGTTGCTGGGTGCAACGGACATGAATACCTACGTCCGCGATAACGTCGCTGCATTGAAAAACCCGCCGTCGTTTCTGACTGCTTTTGCCAGTGGCGCGCTGATGTTGAGCACGACAGCCACCACATTCACGGCCATCTCGTCAGCGCTGAGCGCCTCGCTGGGCACCTATGGCGGGGACATTATGGTATTCATTCAGCTACAGTTGGCAGGCGATACAGACACACGGCGTATCTCTCTAGATTGGCTGGTCAATGGCACGGCCTTATATGGGGCCTATGCGTTCGGGGCAGGACGTGCGCGGCCCGGCGCAAATACGGCCGCAACGGGCAATACGACAGTCTTCGGGCCACTACTGGTCACAGGGCTGGCGAGTGGCACTCATGTTTTCCAGCCCGTGTGGAAAACGGAAGCGGGGACGGCGTTTACCTGGGCCACGACGGGCGCTGCGCCGATCATCATGTGGGTGCGGGAAGTGAGCTAGACCCGCTCCGCGCGCCGAGGGGCGACGCGCAGAGCGGGCATTGAAATTGTAGCACGCCCCGATATAGGTGGGGGGATGAATGTTCGGACTGGCGACTGAGATTGTAGACACTGACGGCCTGTGGCACATCATCCAGCAGGCGGGCACACCGCTGCTGTTCGTGGTGGGCGTGGCCCTGGGCGTTGGCTTCGGCTACTGGCTGGTAGCGCGCGGGCCTATGGGCAAAGCGCTACAGACAGCTGGCGCTGCGTTAGAGGAGAACGCTAGGGCATTTACCACGTTGATGAGGACGATCACCGACCAGAACGAGCAGATTATCGCGCTACAGAACAGCGTAGATGAGGCGCTGGACGCCAAGCGCGCCATGCGCAAGGAACTTGATGACGCCGAGAAGCGCATGGCCCTGCGCGACGCTGAGCATGTAACGGAACTGGAGCGCGTGCGCTGCGAGTTTGCGGCGAAAGTGATAGAGTTGGAGAAGGCGGTAGCGGCGCGGGACAAGCGCATCGGCGACCTGGAACGCAAACTGGCGGCAAAGGATGCGCGCATTGACGAACTGCTGGCGCGCATTGACGAGCTTGAGAAGGCGCACCACGAGGAACTGGAGAAGGCGCTGGCAGACCGGACGCACGTTGAGGAGAAGCTGGCCGCGCTACAGGCGAAAGTGAACCACGCGCAGGCGGTGAGTGAGGCGGCAGCAGAAGACTGCGCTGAGACAGGTGCGGACGTGGACGCGGGCAAGGGCGTGCCTGATGGCGCGGGTGAGGGAGGCTAGGGCTATGGGACGGTCATTGGCGATTCTGGGCGTGCCGGGGGTGTTGGACGGGAGCGGGGCGGCGGACACGTCATTCTCGATGACCGTCACTACGACCGGCGCACAAACACTGACCATCGATAACCTCGCTGTATCCGCCCTGACAACAGTAGACTGGGGCGATAGCAGTAGTAACGACTATACCGGCGGCGGCACTCGCACCCACAATTATGCGGGAGCCGGAACGTGGACGGTGACGATCGAACAGCCGCTCAATGTGACGACGCTCGCCTTGCGCGATACAAAGGCGACACTGAATAGCACGCTGGCCCGGCTGGCAAATCTAAAATCATTGCAGATTATAAATGTTTCGGGTTTTGATTCGCAGTATATCGCCGCAATGGAACTGACGTCCTTGACTATATCTTTCACCGCCGCGGGGACATACAATTTCGATAGCGCACATATTGCAGCGATGAAACTGACGTCCTTGACTATATCTTTCACCGTCGCGGGGACATACAATTTCAATAGCACACACATCGCCGCAATGGAACTGACGTCCTTGAGTATATATATCACCGGCGCGGGGACATACAATTTCAATAGCACACACATCGCCGCAATGGAACTGACGTCCTTGACTATATCTTTCACCGTCGCGGGGACATACAATTTCAATAGCACACACATCGCCGCAATGGAACTGACGCTCTTGATTATATCTTTCACCGTCGCGGGGACATACAATTTCGATAGCGCACACATCGCCGCAATGGAACTGACGTACTTGATTATATCTTTCATCGCCGCGGGGACATACAATTTCAATAGCACACACATCGCCGCAATGGAACTGACGTACCTTTCCATTGTCATGAATAATCCTAGTACAACTATTGCCAGAGCAGATTGGGGCGGCGTGGTGGTGCGCAACGTTGTCTCGCCAAAGATCCATCTTGCATTGGATCAAACCGAGGTTGATGCCGTATTGCTAGGCATTTATGACGGCTTCCCGTCGCGGGTAGCAAATGCTGGTACCCTTAACGTGGCAGGCGATGGCGGGTCAGCAAACGCTACGCCGTCGGGCATTTTACAAGCGCAATGTCCGCCGACGACCGGCAAAGAGGCGGCCTATGAGCTTGTCAACGATTCGTGTGGCGTATCCACCAACCACTACGCCGCGGTAACGATGAACTAGAGGTGTGTCATGCCTTACATAATCGCCACTGAGCGCGCGCTTTTCTGGGCAGTACGTGACGCGGCGCAGGTCATCGAGACAGGGATGACACTGTTGGGCCAAACCACTGTGGCTGGTCTGGAATTAGTCAGCCATGCTGACGAAAACGAATTCCTGCGGGCTGTCGCGGGCCGCGCTGGTCAATATAAGCCGCTGCCAGCTGTGGGCGGATGGGTAGAGGCGGGCGACATCTACGGCTATGGCGGCGGGCTGGTGATTGTACGACAGTCGCATAGTCGGACTGAGCACGCGCCAGAGACTGTGCCTGCGCTATTTTCGGTTTATCGCCCGGATGCGATCGGCGATGCGGCGGTACTAGAATGGGTTGCCAATGAAAAGGTGGAGCGAGGTATACGACGGCGCTTTAAGGCGGTCGTGTATGAGTGTATCCAGGCGCATGTAACACAAGTTGATTGGCCACCCGATGTGACGCCCGCGCTGTGGGGCGTAGTACAACCGCCCGTGACGACACCGGACTGGAAGGTGGGCGTCAAGTATACAGGCGACAACACAGCAGGCGCGGGTAAGGGTGATGTAGTGACGCACAACGGGCGGCGCTATCGCTGCTGGCAAACCCATACCAGTCAAATCGGCTGGGAGCCGCCGAAGGTGCCCGCACTGTGGATTGACTTGGGGCCGATATAGGCAAAGGGAGTGAGATATGGACATCGAACTGGCAGGTAAATCGCAAGACGCGCTGGAGATTATCATCAGCGTATTCGTCCCGACGTTCGTGGCGCTCGTCTCGCTGGCCGTGCTCGCGCTGGCCGGGGCAGGAGCGTGGGCGTCCGTCCAGAAGGTGACGCGGCAGGTGAGACCGCTGGTAGACGAGCCGGACGACTATATCATCGTCACTCTGGACGGTATCGGCGAGTGGGCGCTAAACCGCAAGCTCGATGAGGCGTATATCTCGAAGCTGCTGACGGCCACGGTCGACGCCATCATCGGGCAGCGAGAAGTGGCGCGTGAGGTGGAACTTGGCGACGCAGCGAAATAAGCGCTCTCTGGACGCCATGCTCAAGACCATCGCGCCGTATGTCTGCCCGCGCCAGATCGTGGAGTGGCGCACGGCGGGGCAGTGGCGCTCGGTGTCAAGAGGACGGGGACGAAAGTGAGGAGTTTGCGCAATGCGCCGGATACTGAGTAGCCTCTGTGCGGCGCTACTGCTCGCCGGGTGCTCATTCGTTGTCACCGTGGATGATGCCAGCTACCGTGTCAGCGTCCGCCCGCTGGTGCCGTCGCCGACTGGCACGCCGCTGCCCAGCCTCACGCCGACGGCGACGGTGACGCCTACCGCGACGCTGCCGCCCGCCAGCCCGACGCCGACGCAGGAAGTCGCGCTCCCGACGCCGACGCCCACCACGACGCCGAGGGCCACCCCAGACAAGGGTAACTGCATCGTGAAGCTAGGCGGCACGGCTATCAACGAACGCATTGCGCCGAGCATCAGCGCCGCGCGCACCCCGTCCAGTCCCATCCCGGCGGGCAGTCTGGTAGCGGTGACGGAGTTCACCAGCGCCGAGGGCTATCTCTGGTCGCGCAACGCTTTCGGCTGGTTTGTCGTGCGGCAGGGGACATCCTGGTGGGTGACGTTCACGGCGGAGACGCTAGAATTCTGCATCGAACTGCCCGGCTACCCAAGCGGCGTGCAGCCGCCGAACCCCATCGTCCGCGCGCTGCCGGGCGTGTGGGCCGGGCCAGGCGTGGGGCGGGACGAATTGCTGCGCTTTGGAGCGCAGGTAAAGGCGGCGGGGCAACCCGCCGCTACCGTATACGGAGATTCGTATACCGCCGAACTCCTACTCGCCAACGGCTGGTTCGTCATGCGCCGGGCGGTGAGCGTGCCTGACTGCCCGGACACGGCGCTACCAGCGGAGATTTCGGCAGCCAGCTTCATCGGGAAGGTGATAGCTGCTGAGGGCGTGCGGGCGCAGGTGATCGTCGGCGCGAATGAGTGCGCGTGGCCGTCCGCTGTCTATGCCCGTGACTGGGTGAGGGCGGCGGTACAGACGGCGAAGGCGCGCGGCGTGCGGGCGCTGGCCCCGATTGTCTGGAACCCAGGCGCGCCAGAACTGGACTGGGTGCCCGTGCTGGCCCCGGCCTACCGGGACGCGCCCATCGTCGTCATCTGGGGCGTCAACACCTATCCGGTGCGCGTGGGCACGGGGCTGGCGGTGCGCGACGCTTACACGCAATACACCACGTACCGCTACGAGTTGTATCGTCACCACCTGCGCGGGGTGCCGATTGTGATCACCGAGTACGCGAGGGGCGACGGTTCAGAGCCGCCCGACTTCGCCGACATCCGCGCCTGGTGGGCGCTGGTGCGCTACCAGGTAGAGGCGGCGACGGCGTGGTACATGAGCGGGCCACCGGGCCTGGGGCATTGGATAGCGGCTAACCTCGCCGGACGATTGGCAGACCTGGTCGCTGCGCTACAGTGAGGTAGCCATTGACAACACTCCCTGAGGGGCAGGGCAAGCGGCTGATAGGAGCCGACCGTTACAAGTTCGCCCGCATCTGCATCGAAACGGCGGGCACCTGGCGCGATAAGCGCGCCGCAGTCATCGCGGCGGGTTATGACGAGGCGCTGGCAACCGAGGGCCGCGTCAAGGCAGTACTGAGGGACTGGCCGCGCTTGCAGGCGAGGTGGGGCCGCGATGTCGCCGTGTCGTTTGGCGTGCGCGAATACACGTTCGGCGCGCTGACTGACGAGGCCGGGCCGGACGTGCGCTTGCCCGTGTTCGATGGCGAACCGCACCTGACAGGCGACTGGGTAGTGTGCGGCGACCTGCACCTACCAACCACCGACTTCGCCCTGGCCGAGCGGATGCTGGAGACGGCGCGTGAGCTAAACATGCGCCGTCTGCTGATCGTCGGCGACCTGTGCAACTTCGAGGCATTTAGCAAGTTCGAGCACCTTGTGCCGCCGCCGGACTTCGAAACGGAAGTGCGCATAGCCGTGCGCCTGATGGCTCACTTCGCCGGGTGGTTTGAGGAGATGGTGCTCGTGCTCGGCAACCACGAGCATCGCCTGCTGAAGCGCACGAACGGCAACATCAGCGCGACGATGTTGGGCCACATCCTGAATGCGGCGGGCGGCAAGCTGCACGTCTCACCCTACGGCCACGCCATTATCGAAAGCGGCGGGCAGGTGTGGCGCGCAACACATCAGCGCAACTACAGCCGCATCAAGGGCCGCCTGGCTGATCAACTGGCACAGAAGTATCAGAGTAACGTGCTCTCATTCCACCAGCACCACGTAAGCGTCCAGCGCGACTCCTGGAACCGCTACACCATCATAGACGCGGGCGGGCTGCACGACGATAGCAAGATGGCCTACGTCAAGCTGACAGACAGCAACATGCCGGTGATGGCGCGCGGGTTCGTGTTACTGGTGGGTGGGGTGGGGCACCTGTTCACGCCCTACCCAACGCTGACAAACTGGCCCGTGCTGGTAGCTGGGCTGAAGGCGACGCGGACGTAAAAGCACGGAATGCACGCGCTAAATGCACGCGGGGCGGGGCATGAATGCACGCGCGCAAAAAGAAAAGCCCCGCCGGTGAGGGCGGGGCTGGCAGAAAGCGAGTCGCATTGTGCGCAGAAGGAAAATCAGTGGCCATGCTCCCGGCTCTGCTCGTCGTAGATGCGCT